CTTTATTAAACATAACGGGCTGTTATCGGCTCCCCACTTGATCCGCTGGCTCCCCACGACCGATGCCACTCACTAGCCAAGAACGGCAGCACTTCGAGCATTCCAACCGCAAACGTGCGTTCGCGGTGTGGCAGGGCGAGTTACTCGAAATTACCTATAGCCCAAATCGTGAGCAATATCGGCGACCGGGGAAACGTGGCGTGATCAAGGGGTTCACTCGTGGTGCTCGCCTTCGCATGTTGCGAATGATCGCGAGCATAAACTGGGGGCACGTCAGGCATGGGCTGTTCATCACGCTCACCTATCCCGACGAACATGCCGTGAGAACGCTACGTGAGCGTACTACGGACAAATACCTATTCTTGCGGTATATAGAAAAACACCTAGGCAAGAAAGTCGGCGTGATTTGGAGGTTGGAATGGGAAACGAGAAAAAGCGGAAAGAGAAAGGGCCAGCTAATTGCCCATTGGCATCTGATTGTATTCGGTGCAAGGTATATCCCGAAGGATGTGGTTCGGTCGTTTTGGCGTTGTGTCTTACGTGCGGATGGTCCCGTCGTGACGTGGATCGACGGTATCGCAAACGGAAAGAAATTGGCAAAGTACGTGGGTAAATATTGCTCGAAGCTGCCCGACGCTAGTGTTCTTGATGATACAACATATCTCAACAGCTTAGGTCGGCATTGGGGCATTAACCGCAGGGAGCTCGTGCCGTGGTATCCTCGCTTCCTGATTCCCTTCCTGACTGACAACGATGTTTACCTTGCCGAGAACTTGGCGTGCATGACGTTCAAGTTCTTCACCAGGGGGACGCAGCAAGGTTTCCAGGTGTTCGGGGCAAATGCGTTAAAGGTCGGAGAGATTTTGTTCGAAAGAATGATTGACATCGAGGAAACGTCCGGATAACATCACTTCATCAAGTGGGGAGTCGAGGCCGGGAGCTGGGAACCATGTTGTTCCTCTTTACTCTCCGGCCTCACTTCTTTTCTTGACCACTTCCTGCCTCGGCTTCCCCACTCAACTAGCGTCAGAACGGCTCTCACGACGTTTAAAACGTGCTTGCGTCGTGTTCATCCGTTACATTCCACGAAAATGCACGTGCTTGGAGGAAACTGTAAATGCCTATCCCTCTGAACCAGGTCACCGTCGCGGAGATTCAACTCCGTGGCATCATCGTCGGAGGTGGAGCCGGAGAGGTGCGAACTTCTTTCGTCTTCCACTTTCGTCGAACGGCTGTCGCGGTCGATCCCGTCAAGGCGTCGATCAACACGGCGTTTCAAGCTTCCATTTCTACGCCAATAGCGGCGGCACTCAATGAGGATTGGTCGGCGACGACTAACACCGTTCGCTACGTCAATGACGCACTCGACGCTCCGACAGAATTTTCGAACGCGGACGAGGGAGCCATAACCGGCGACCGACTTTCGAGTGTCCTCACGGGATACCTTTTGATGCGGTCAAGCGTCAGAGGGCGAACGTATCGGGGAAGCAAGCACCTCGGACCGTTCTCCGAAACAGACGTGACGCACGCGACGGGTTGCGACATCTTCAACGCCGGTGCCGTCACTCGGTTGACAACGATCTGCACGGCGATTCTCGCTGGGTTCACCGACAGCACGGGGAACGTGTGGGTGCCGTGCATTCTCTCCCGAAAACGCAGCGAGTTGACGGAGAATCCGACAACCGTTATCACCAACGATGTTATTCAGATCCTGCCGAACAAGCGACTCGGCACGGAAAACCGTCGCAAGGCTCCGTCGCTTTACTAACCAACAACCATTTCGGGAGATTTACCTATGGTCGTCGATCAAGTCGTAAACAATGTCGAGGTCGGGCTGTTCCATGCGAGAATGCTCACGCTGTTGCGTTCGACGTTCCCGCAAACAGCGATGGACATCGCATTGAGAGGCGAGTTGACCAACGGTTTCCAATCCGCTTACTTTCCACCAACGGGAAACACGGTCGGCGTGTACTACGGTGGTGACAACAATCGCAAGGTGATGTATCTCGACGGCGTGACAACTTCGGGGCAAGCTTCGTCGCTCGTTGGTGGTTACTCGTCCCTTGGCGGTGTTCGCGTGATCAACAGCATGAACACGTGGATCGACGCGAACATGAACGCGTATCTCGACATGATGACGGGAGGTCATTTGCAAACGCCGGAGTATTTGGATCTCGTCGGTTACTCGGCCGGTGGTGCCGTCGCGGAGTGCATTGCGTATCGGCTCCGGCAGCTTGGCAACTTGCAACGCAAGAAAGTGTTCACGTACGGTGCACCTCGGCCTGGCGGGGCAAACGTACGCGACGGTTTGCAAACGGTGCCGGTAATTCGCTACATGACACCAGGTGATCCGATTCCACTCGTCCCGCCTCGTTTGCAGGATGCCCCTCAGCTTGCGGCGTTCCTGCCGGTTTCGGTGATGCTGTCGTGGTCGAACATGGTGCACCCGCATGGCGGTGTGCAGGTCAACTCAGACGGTACGTCTGAGGAAAGAGTGGAACCGTCTGAAGCGTCGATGACTCCAGGCACTTCCCTTGCGGCCTGGTACTTTTCTCTCGATGGTGCGGCGAACGGTCCGCATGCCATGTCTTCGTATGTGTCATCTTTGCTTGCGGCGAATGATCGACTCGAAACGCCAGCGGAGAAAAGAATCGAGCTCGCTGGCGGTGAAGACGATGACGAGGTGAAACGCCGTGACATCAATCGTGTGCGTGATCGGCAAGTGCAAAAGGTGGCGGTGTCGCAACGCAACCAAGCGAACACGATTGTAAATCAACCGGCTGTTGTGTTGTTTCGTCCGACTCGCATGGGACGTATCTGGGCTGTTGCATTCGGCGACAAGATCGTTGCACAGGGTGTGAGGGAGGACACGTGCCGACATCTATGCCGAGTCGGGAACGATTTCCTTCGCTCGCTTCCGAAGCAAGGGCTTGTCGATCCCATCGGCCTGGCTGAACAGCTCAACAACTTCTTGCTGTTCGCAACGGCTCCCGAAAGCGAGTGGCAACCAAAGTTGCGAACTAACTTGGAGGTGTGATAGCACGTCTCAGACGGTTTGTCTGAGTCTGCTACGCCGGCGTGTTAGACTGATGGTCTAAACCAGTCAGGAAGCGTCAACAACTTGAGTAGGTCAGAACACCTATGGCTTATACACTTCCTGTTTTCAATGTGCCGGTTGACGTGTGGTCAACCGGCAATCTCCCTGCGTCGGAGGTGCCTGACTTCGAGAACGTGACATCGCAATTTTATATCTACTCTCGGGTGTCGTTCGACATCAATGCATGTGAGCTAGAATTATACTCCCCACCAATCCAGATCCGGATGCCTCTGGCCGCGATAGTGCCGTGGACGCAAGGTCAAGTTTTCGAGGTTCCGGCCGAGTCAGGGAGGTACTACCGTGCACGCTTGAAAGAGCGTGTTCATATGGGGTTCGTGAATGAGTACCTGGTGATCTACGTTGTTCAGTGCAACGCCAATGGGAAACCTCTTAACCGTGACATCGAGGGAGCTATCCCGTGTGGCGGTGCCGGGGGTGAGATTGCTTTGACGGTCGGAACCGCGGTGCACTCGCTTTTCCACAACTCAGCATTCGCACCGTTTGACCACGTGTTTTTTGGCATCAGTTTCTCGCTTGGATTCACGCAAAGAATCATCATGGACGTAAGCGGCTCTTTCCTCAAAAACGCTGCCGGTGGTGATCACGTTTTCTCGGGGATGCTGTCGATGACGATTCGTGACGATGGCGTAGGCGTCTGGATCTGGGTGCACCCAATTCCACCTTAGAAAAGAAAGTAGGTAAAAATGCTCTGGGCAACTTCGCTCAAAGTCGCGATTGAAGAAGCGGCACTCGACGAAATCAACGCAGCGTTAGGATCAGCTGCAATCATCAACTTTCGAACGGGCTCCGTCGAGTCGGCGACGACGGATGCCGACAGCGGCTCCCTCGTCGTGACGAACGCAATGGACGATCCGGCATTCGGAGCCGTTTCAACGCACGTGTCGCAAGCCAATCCAGTGACGCCAGGGACGGCGACGGGCTCCGGCACTCTCGGACATTTCCGAGTGAAGAACGCCGGTGGCACCGTGATCTTTCAAGGGACCGTCGCGGAAACGTCGGGCGGTGACATCAACTTTGACAACAACGCGTTTACCATCGGCGACACTTCGACGATGGATTTTCTTTCCATTACCTTTGACGTGCAACCATGATCAACCGACAAGTGAAAGTGAAAGTCGAGGGGCAGTTTCGAAAGATCGGAGCCGCACGTTGGACGTGTGTGAAGTGTGGTAGAGACTTCAAACTTCCGAAGGTTCCGAAGACGTGTGAGGACATGTTTTCGATCTGTATGACGTGCTTTGCAATTAGCTGTTCTGAACTCCCTCTCGATGATGATGAAAGTTTTGCTTGACACGACCGGCACAATTCGCCTACTTTATTAAACATAACGGGCTGTTATCGGCTCCCCACTTGATCCGCTGGCTCCCCACGACCGATGCCACTCACTAGCCAAGAACGGCAGCACTTCGAGCATTCCAACCGCAAACGTGCGTT